AATGTACCCACTATTAAAATCGATTTCGTCAATAATACTCATAACTTTTTTATCTTTATCCCAAGCTTTAAATTTCAACATCATACTAGCAACTCCCCATCTTTCCAGATTAACGTCATAGTTAGGTCATCGTTTAAGATGTAGAATGCTTTGGTAGGCACACATCTGCCATATAAACATTCTTTTATACTAGTGTTCTCATATAGTGTAGAGTTATAGTCTCCTTCTTGAATCTCGAATAATTCAATCAACCTATCAACCTTAGTCTCTTCCGTTACTTCTTTTTCAATATCAACTATGAAGGGGATATCAATTGGAATAAAACTTGACGTCGAACACTTATTTGTATTTGGATGAAAACGAACGAATCCATCACTAAATCCTGTTGAAAAAAATATTTTCCCTTGTGATAGCTCCGGATTTTCTCGCGCCCATTTAATTAACTCGTCTAATAGCATTTCTTTTTTAACTTTGATTTTCATTGTTTCCATCTCCTCTAAAATAAAGTTAGTTGCTTCTGTTCCTCGTATTCCAAACCATGTTGCTTTATATATATTTCGAGCTCTTCAGCAGTATCAAATGTCTTTTTAACGCCTTGCCAACCTGGTACGATATGCCCGTGAAAGTAATAAGTGCTGTTTACTACATGGATATGTGCCACTCCTTCGTTATCCTGATACAGATATCTCTTAGATCCGAAAAAATGGTTTAAGTATTCTTTGCGTGCGTTATCGGTTTTAGGCATTTATGCTTCCTGCCATTTCTTAAACATTTGGTTATAAGTATTATCAAACCAGTACGGATCACGTGAATGTTTTTGTGGTACATTAAACAAATGTGGTTTCCTCTTACGTAGTTCAACCTCTTTACGTCGTTGCCTAGCTATTTCACGTTCTTTGCTCTCTCGTTGCATAATTCTGGATAATACGATTTCTTTATACTCAGCTAAGCGCATGCCATAAGGTGCGTTTAAGGCTTCTAACAACGCCCAGCCACCACGTACTCTTTTTGCAACCATTCCAGGAGTTAACCCGTTCTTTTTTATCAATTCATTTTCATGTTCGGTAAATTTATATGGTTTACCGTTAATCTTCACGACACTCATTTATTCCACCTCTACATTTACATTTCTAATTTTTAAATTGTCATACTCTAGTAATTCGTCTGGATTGTTATATAAGTAATCTGCCAGCGCTTCTTTTTCGATATCCACATCATCAAAATACTGATATTCAACTTCTGTAGGTATCCTTATATCAATCGTTGCGTTTATATATGCTTGCTGTTGCATTAGATCACTTCCTCAACTCGCATGATTATTTTTGGTTCTAGTCCATAACGCTTTGAGCTAGTTATTTCTGTAATTTGGTTATCGTCTTTCCACACATGACCATTACATGCGTCTAATACTGTTTTAATTAAGTTATCGATATCCGGCTTAGTCACTTTATACTGTCCAACCATTTCACTTTTCTTTTTCTTCGACCATGATTTAAGTAATGGAAAGTAAAAGTCTAATTCGATTTTTAGTGCGCGCTCTAGATTTAACTTAGGCATTTGCCCTTGTATATACGCTTTATGATTTGTATAAGCTGTTGGCATGTATGTTTGAACAAATCTACCTGTATTACGAAAGCGTGGACGAGGCGAGCCCATAGGTGCCTCGAACGTTTCGTTAAATTTAATTTCTATTTCCATGTGCCACCTCTAAATATCAAATATCGTTGCTTGTAACCCTAGCTCTTGCTCATATAAAAGCCCGTGAGCGCCTTTGAATCGTTTTAGGTCACTATCAGCCATGATTTTCTTTTCGTCGCTGAAATGGGCTCCTGTGAGCGAATAAACTTCATTTACGTTGTCTTTATACTTGATGACCTTAATATCTTCCGTGCCATCTTCTCGGTATAAGTAATATTTTTCTTTCGGCATTTTTAACACTCCTTAATATTCGACGATAGCGGGGCGTGTATGACGTTCTGCAAGTTTTTGGATAAATAGGTCGTACAACCTATTTTCATCGCCCTGCGCCTCGTCTATGAGTTTCTGAGTGTACATATCTGAACACTCAAGTTTAGTTTTTAAAAATTCTTTGGTAATCATAGTTTTAAACCTCTAGTTCTGTAATCTTGACCGTCCATCTTGATTAGTGTTGTATTGCTCATGATTCTGCTGAATATACGTTGTAAGTCTTTGTTTTTTGTCATTTCTTTCTCATCTAAGTTAGTAGTAAAGATGTTGTGTTTGCCTATCCTACTTTCAATAAGCTCGAACATCTTGCTAGTAGCGAATTCATTCATGTTGATACCGTAATCATCGAATACCATCAAATCGACATCACTTATAATTTGAGCCAATTCCTGTTCGGTCATAGCAGTTTGGTTGTTATAAGTGTTTTTAATTGTTGATATCAATTGAGGTACGTTCATATATAACACTGTGTAGCCTTTAGCTTTAACTGATTTAACAATACTCATTGATAAGTGTGATTTACCTGTACCGAATGAACCTTGGATTAGTAGCGATTGTTTATTGTCTAACGTGAAATTGTTTGCGTAACGTTCGCATAAGTTTTTTGCATACACTAGTTGTTCATTAGTCGGATTGTAATTATCAAACGTTGCTTTCGTTAGATCTTCGTTCATTATCGATTGCTTGAATATGCGTTCTGCTTTTCTCCGCCTGTTTCTCTTGTGATAGTTTTCAGTTGATTGTTTGGCATACTCTATCATTTCGCAGTCACAACCATGTTTGAATTCTGAACCGTCATCAAATTTGTAATAGTCGTACTTACGTCCACAGTTCTCACATTTCAAATCAAACGCTTGTTCAATGATTTGCTTTTTTAAAGTTGGTTTCTTTGCTAAGTTCTGGAATGACTCCACTTTCTCACTCCTTTAAAATGGTAAATTTTCTATACTTGATTGTGATGCACGCTGGAATGCATCTACATATTGATTAGATTCGTTATTAATTTTCGCTGTTTGGTTTTTATAATTATCAAAGTTTCCACTAAATAACGTTTTAGGTCGCAAATACTCATCCATTTTCGGATTACCTTTCCATTGAGCAGTCATGTTATCAATTACTGTAAAGAAATCTTCTTTTGAATTATCTTCATTAAATCTAGCTTGTATCAGTTTTTGATTAGCTTTAGATTTATGACTAAACTTCTTGCCGGTCTTTTCGTTTAGATAATCAATAATCTCTTTGTATGGGATGCGTGTCGGGTTGCCCGACAATATATCTATTCTATTTATATTGTTATTACTTGTATTATTAATACTTGTAATATTCTCTTTGACATTTGCGTCAATAGGGGTATTGACAGAATTATCAATAGGGGTATTGATTTTTGCGTCAATAGGTATTGACGTTTGCGTCAAGGGGTACATCTTCCTTTGTTTAACTTCATTACCTTCTTTGATAATTTCGATTTTTAGATAACCAAAGTTGGTAAGGTTCGAAATTCTACGAGATATAGTTTCCTTAACAACGTTGTATAAAGTTGCAAAGTAACCATTACTTGCTGTGCAGTATCCGTATTTGTTACTTAAAGATGTTATTTCTGCAAAAAGTAACTTTTCGCTGTCAGTAAGTCGGTTATCGTATCTGACATTTGCTGTAATTATTGAGTAGTAACTTGGTTGGTCAGTCATGTTGATTCTCCTTTCTGGTATAATTTTGTTATCGCTACTGCGTTAGATTGGGGGTGAATAATTATGGATCCTATTTTAGGTAAAGGTATTGATAAAATTATTCAAGGTGCTGCAGATGGACCTATCAAAACATTAAATTCTACTTGGGATTTAATTTTTGGTGGATATCATAACTGGGTTGCTAAAATACAATATAAACGAGAATTAGACTTGACTGACTTTAAAGCTAATATTGAATCTAAGGTAAAAAAGATACCTGATAATAATCTACAAGAACCTGAACTTTCAATAATTGGACCCGCTATTGAAAGTTCTAAATTTTATATTAGCGAAAGAGTAATAAGAGATCTTTTCTCTAATTTAATTGCATCTGCAATGGACAATCGCAAAACAAATGACGTACATCACTCTTTTGTTGAGCTTATTAAACAAATGTCACCTAAAGATGCAATATTGTTTAAATTTCTATGCAATCAAAAAGTTATTCCGGCTGTAAGATACAAATATATACGAGACAATAGTAAGGCAGGCGACTTTTTGTCAGATAGTATTATTTCTAATTCACCAATCGATTTAAATTCAACAGAAATTTCATTAAATAATTTAGAAAGAATTGGTTTATTAAAAATTGACATAGGTCTAAATTCTTATACTAATGAAAATCTTTATGAAAGTTTTGATGATCCCAAAATAATCAATAATTATATTCAAAAATATGAAAAAGAAACTTACAAAAAAGTTCGTGATGTTTTTAATATGATTAATCATTTTGGTATAGAAAATATATCTCGTTACTATAATTTATCTATCAATGAAGTTTATACAATTGTAAAACCTGCCTGTATTGAGTATGACAAGGGGTACATTGAAATTACCTCTTTTGGCAAAGCATTTGCCAAATGTTGTTTTTAATATCTAGAAAATGGTTTTCCTACAGCTTTTTTATAATTTCTAACATTCCTAATCTCTTCCGCCAAGATGACGATTAGGAGTGCTATTTTTATTACTCTTAGTCTATTCATTCATTTTTCTCTCCTTTCAACATTTTATTGAGCCTCTCATCAACTTTTATCCACGAGTCATGCAAGTGATATTTATCATCAAATGACTTAACGCCAATCGCATGTTGCTCGTTGTGATGTTCGCGACATAACGCTAATACATGTTTGTCATAGTGATTCATTTTGTTTCTGTTCATGCCTCTGCCGACTGCTTCATAATGCGCTAGGTCTGCGTGAGGCTTTCCGCATATTACACAGTTGCGGTTAACAGTTGACCGGTATAAGAATGATTTATCTTGTTTCAGTAGATTACTCGTTTTGTAGCTAAGTGGTATGTCGTTGTAGAACGTCCAGTCAAGCGTTGCTTCAATGATTTGACTTGCTTGTGTTCTCGTACAATTACTTAGCGAAATACGTTCATCATAGCCGTAGTACGTTCTTACAAACTCGATGAACATATGTCTCATATAGTCCATTGGTTGACCTGTATGTTCTTCTATATCTTTGACAAGCGCAAATATTTTTCGTCGTTGCTTGCCGGTAATTTGAAACGGATCTATGACGCTTACATCGACTTCCACATCAAATCCGTTATCAAGTAGTAATGTTTCTTTATTGCCTAATTCAACACCCGAGATGACAACTGTTGTTGTGCCGTCGTCTTGAGTGATATAACTAGTAATTTTCGGCATTTAATCATTCCAATCAGAACGGGAGGTCTGAAAAATCTTCTTCAGTATTGTCAAACGGATTATTACCAGTTTGAGTTTGTCCTTGTTGTTGATAATTGTCATTTTGTTGTTGGTTGCTATTCTTCGGTTCTAAGAATTGAACACTGTCCGCTACTACTTCTGTAACAAACACACGTTGCCCGACTTTGTTTTCGTAATTACGTGTTTGTAGTCGTCCGTCTACACCTGCCAGCGATCCTTTAGAAAGGTATTTTTCAACATTTTCAGCTTGTTTCTTGAACACTACTACGTTTATAAAGTCTGCTTCACGCTCGCCTTGAGCGTTCGTAAATGTTCTGTTTACTGCTAATGTGAATGTCCCTACACTTACACCATTTGGCGTGCTTCTTAATTCTGGGTCTTTTGTTAAGCGTCCTACTAAAACTACTCTGTTTAACATTATTGCTTTCCTCCAGTAATTGTTTTTGCGTTGTGTCGTATTTTTTGAATAGCTTCTGCTGCTTGTTTTTCTGTTAATTTATAGTTATTTATATCGAATTTTTGTTCTACTATATTTTGTGGCGCTTCTTTATCCGTGCCCTTTATCAAGTTAGTGAAATCTATAACCTCTTTCCTTAAAATCCCTATAGTTTCGCTACTAGCCCATTGTGTTCTAGTTTGCTGTTTTGGATTATTATTTTTTCCGCTTGCTTCATTTCCGTCATCATCTTGGTCGCTAGTAATACCGAAAATCGCGGATAATGAATAACGTTTAAGGTAGCTGATTAACGATCCTGCGCCTTGTGGCGTATTCTTTTCTGCATTCATAAATACAGGATCATACTCGATATATTCACCACTTTCATGCATAAGCATTGTAGCGACCCCTACGCGCCCGTCTACATCGTTCAAAGCCCATTGAGTATAAGACAATCCGTGAGGTGTTGCGGCCTCGTCAATGGCTTCTACAACATTCTCAAGAGGTACGTATTTTGATTTGAAAAATGGATTATTTTTATCTTTGAGCGGTTGTTTTACTTCTTTACGAAACGCAACCATAGCTTTGTTTATTTCTACAACTGTTTCTGATTTATTCATCACTTAATCACCAGGCTTTCTGTTACCTTTAATTCAACGCCAGGAATATCTTTCCCAGCTTTCAAATCATCGATTAGTTGCTTAGAATTAAGTTTCGGAGCTTGTGATAGCCAATAATCCTTTGGAATAAGTTTTTCATCGATAATATTTTTACTAGCCCCGTTTTTGCGCTTGTAAATGTGATTAGTAGCTGTGCGGTAACTATCTACTTCCTGTGTTTCTAACATCTCTTTTAAGTGATCTCTTAATCGATCAGTTAAATTTTGTTTTTGTTTCTTTAAATTTTGAAGTCGCTTAATCTCTTTATCTATGACATCTATGTCACCTAAAGTTTCACGTCTCCAATTGACAATGTTATCTACTTTGACATTCATTTCTGCTTGAATAGAATCTAATGTGTCTTTTAATAATGTTTGATCTAATTCATCTTGATTAGACAACTCTTTAAATGCTTCTGATAACTCATATAGATTAGCCATCGCTTAACGCCTCCCCTGCAATCATCTTTTTAGCTTTCTCGTATCTAGCCAATATTGTGTTATCGTCATCTACATTGTTGTGCATATTTATTGATGCGACTTTTCCTAAATAGTCATCGCTGTAGTGCCAGACCCATATAACGTTGTACTTATAATCAACTTGATAAGAAGTGCTTTGTACACGTTCTATTAAGTCAATTGCCATTCGTTTAAATTTATGTGTTTTCATATCGCACCTACCATTTCATGACTAAGTTAATTAGTCTGTCATAATCATCTGCGTTTTCTTCAATCCATTCGTAAATAGATTGATTCAATATGTCTAATGCTGTGTATAGATCGTTCTCATTAGTTATGTTTATGCCGTCGATAAACTTATCTTCTAAATCTAAGATATTCACCAGAATGCTGTGGTCCTTCTTCTTAACTGCTAATTTAAAATCAAATCCGTCTACATTAATTACCTTTTGACATACCTCGCCTATTTCGTAATACATCTTGACTTCCTCCGTTTTTTCGTTTTATATTGAACTTGAATTTTATTTCCTGAATATTTGATACTGTTACTCATTGCCGTGAGTAGCAGTTTTTTTATTCTTCATAAAAGTATTCCTTATAAAATATGAATGTCGCTATACTTGCGAATCCCGCAATCGACCATGCTGTGGTGAAGTATAGAAACGGCATAAGCACAATTGCTAAGACTGTGAAGCATAGTACTGCTACTAGGTAGCTTTTATAAATGTTACTCATTTTCTTTTTTCTCCTCTTTGGTTGTTTCATCGTTTATCAAACCTTGCATTTCCATTAATTTTTGAGGTATACCAGCTTTTAACTGGATTTCGTATAACATTTGTTGAATGTGTGGTGGCACTTCTACCATTCCTTTCGTGTATAATTTAGTTATCTCCTAGTGAAAGGAGGTGATAAGTATGGAATTTAATGATTTTCAAAATTTCTTTGGTGAACTTAGTAATCAAGCCGAAAAAGAATTCGGTGGTGACAGTGACTTTTTTAGAGATAGAATAAATAAGTTGAAAGAAGATGCTCCTGAAAACGTATCTTACGAAATTATTTATTCAATAGCTTTATACGAAAGCTTAAAAGCTCAACAAGATATGAAAATTTTGAATACAGTTAAATATCTTTTAGATCGTGACTAGCAATATCCAACAATGATTTGCTCTGAGCATTATTAATTTTTGGATAATCAAAATTTCTAAGTTTAAATCTTGTGTTTTTCTCAATCTTTACAACCTTCCACGTCACAACTGCCATTGTGATGAGGAGGGTTGTTTTGTATAGTGTGTTCATTGATAATTCCTCCTATTAAGATTTTTATTTTTCTCCTAAAAACTTATTAACAAAGTATTGTTGTCCTTTGCCTGTTACTTTTGGCGTCTTACTAATTGATGTGTGACCGTCCGAATGTGTGATTGATGTTTCTTTAATTTCGAATAACTCACGTTCCATTGAATACTGTGTAGGCATGTTATAATCCACACCCTTGCGTTTAATAAGGAATCCGTTTTGACGTAACCACTCAAACAATCTGCGTTGCCCGATGTTTATACCGTTTTGTTTAATGATCTTTGCTAACTCTCCAACTAAAATTGATGTCTTAGTAGTAGCTACTGCATCTGCAAATACAATTTTTGGTTTATCACGTTCAATCTTTGTTTCTAATTGATTGATTGTGTTGTTAGCAATTTTTAAAGCACGTTGCATAATCATTTCTGGGCTGTTCCATGCTTTTTCAACTTGGATGAAATATTGTCTTGCACGTTTACCAGGTTCACTACGTTGAATCATTGCAATCTCTTTTGCAGTGTCTAGTGTTAGAGCGTGGTCAGTCATATTTTGATAACCACCTTGGGTAAGACATTTTTGGGTCACCCTTGTAAAATCGATATTTTCTTCAAAACCATACTCAGACATTCTGTTAAACCACTTCTTATATTCAGTCTTAACTTCTAATGCTTGATGAAGTTCTCGACCACTTATTGCGATTTCTCCATTTTCTTTTTCTTGTATGTTGAACATTTCTCCGATGTTCGATTTTGTTTGTAATGCTTGCATTTTATTTCTCCTTTACATTAGCGATATCAATTTGTAGTGCATCGCATATTTTTTTTACTGTGAGGAAACCGGGGTTTTTAACTTCTGTTTCGATAGATCGAATTGTCGAGTTTTGTAATTCTGTTAGCTTCGCTAGTTGATAGCGTGTTATCCCCTTTTCTTCTCTCAATTCTTTTAAGTTCAGCATCTTAACACTCCTTATTGCTTGTAACGGAATTTCGTTATATACTTATCTCAACCCCACATAAACTGGGAGGTGATGGCCTTGCTTATGCGAGGTTTTAAATCACCCTGTGGTTCTATAGATAAGTAAATCTAAATTCAGAGCATCGTTTGTTGTGCTCCATCGCCAACTGAGGCGTTAAAAAGGTATGCGTACTGTAAGGTAGTAACTTATAGGACGCTAGACTTTGATTGAACACCTAAGCTCATTACAGGGCTGGGGACGATACCAGCAAAACTTGAGCTGTTAGTCGTGGCGACTAGAATCAAACAAAATTTCCGTAGCACATGCTTTCCACGACAAAGCATGTGTTTTTTTATTGGAAACAAAATGTTTGTAATGCTTGCATAATATTTATGCTCCTTTCGTGTATAATGTTGTTTAAGAGGTGCATTGCTCGGGTTATAGTACTTTAAATTCAACACCGTCTATTTGAACGAACAGATTATCTAAATCAGGGATTTGTTTTTTATATAAACCAAATCTTGATTTAATATCTTTTAATAAATAGAGATTCAAATCTCCAATTGATAATAGTTGTCTATTACCTGCTTCGTCATAGTAGTAATAAATGACTTTTTTGTTTTGATCTTCCATTTGCTGCGCCCTCCTGTTAAGCAGTTACGTTAGCTTCATAACCGAATTCAGTCATGATTTCATGTATTTTCAATCTACCTTTTTGTGTCCATCTAGTTTGTAAAACTGTGTCTTCTCTACCGTCAGAGCGTACAATTGGTATAGTGTCTGATTCTGTGTAACTCTTGCCCATGTGTTCTGAGTAAAGCACCCACTGTTTATTCACTTTTCGTTGTAATCTAGCTTCGTGTAGTAGTTTGTTTAACTTTTGTGCTGATATACCGTAGTCTGCCGCGATTTGAGTTGTAGCTAATGTTCCAGTTGACTTTAAGATTTCATCTACATAGTCTGCTTTGGGTTTTAGCTCTCCAATTTCTTGTTGTAAAAGTAAGTTTTGCTCTTTTTCTTTCTTATACTCAGTCAACACTGTAATGATGTAGTCTGGATCTTTTAATGTTTGTTCAATTACATTGTCTGTTGCGTATATACCGTGTTTGCGAATAGCTGGTAGGACATCTGATGTTACCCATCGTTTGAATTTCCGAGCGGTTTCTCTGATTTTTTCGTTTTTGCTTTGTTTAGAAGCATCGAAGATTAGACTGTATAATCCTGATTCGTTGATTAATGTCACAGTCCTTAATTGACCTGCGTACCTAATTTGGGTACGTAGCTTATCCTCATCCTCTACATGGTTATTTATAGCGTTTCGATAATTTGAATATCCTAATATCTTAGCTACTTCGTTACCTACAACGTATGGTTCATTTTCGATTGTTAATGTATTTACTGGTAATTCTTCAAAATTAAATGTTTGTAATGCTTGCATTGTTCGTTCCTCCTTTTAAGATGTTTGTACAGTTTTCTGTACATTTTGTTCAAAAAAATATCTACCTACTTTTGTTGGCGGGATTTCTAATAATTCACAGATTCGTTTTATTTCCCATTGTGTGAATAAATTTTTTCCTTGCAACTTGTGATTAATAGATGTCCTTGAAATAGGGATTGCGTTCGCTAAAGAACTTTGGCTATATCTATACTCTGCCATTCTTTCGTACAGCAAACTATAATCGAAATTGTATATCATAAACTCACCTCCCTTCTTGTTCGGTTTTCTGTACAAATCAATTAAAACACCTTTGTTTAAATAAGTCAACACATAAAATACATTTTTCTGTACAACATTTGTTAAAAATTATTGATAATCGTCATTGTACGTAGTATTATATTCTTAGGAGGTGTTCAGAAATATGAACAGTTTTAAGGATAGATTAAAGCAAATTATGTCTGAACGGAAGATATCTCAATCAGAGCTATCAAGAAGGACTGGTATTGGCAGAAACTCAATTAGCGATTATTTAAATGGAAAATATGAAGCGAAACAAGACAAAGTCTTTGAACTAGCAAAGGCTTTAAACGTTAACGAAGCGTGGCTTATGGGTTTTGATATTTCTAAGAATAGAAAAATTGAAAATAACGACATCACTTCCATATACAGTAAACTCACGCCTCCAAGACAAAAAAACGTACTTAACTACGCAAATGAGCAATTAGATGAACAGAATAAAGTCACTTCTATAGATGAATATAAAGAGTCTAAACTAGTATCGTATATTGCATGTGGTGCAACTGGTGCTGGCATAGGAGAAGAATTATATGATGACATATT